TGAAGAGATTTTCGGTATCGAAATCCATCTCTTTCACGCGCGTTGTCACGGTCACGGTAGGCTCTCCCTCCTCCTCCGCTACCACGATGCCGCCCGTGGCGGTTGCGGTAAGGGTCTCGCCGTCCTCTGTAGCGAGCGTGGTCGATTTGTCGTTGATTGTGCCGATGCTGGTTAGGTTTTCAGCCATTGCGTCGCTGTCCTCTGCCAACTTGCCGACCTCAATCTTGCACTTCGACCAAGACATTATGATTTTCTTCTTTGCCATAACTTTTAATCTGCTAATCGGTAAAACTTAATTCTCGCGTAGATAAGATGCTGCTCTATCTCATTGTTGAGCATAGTTGTCGGTGTTGTGTCCGTCTGCATCCAATATTCGGTATTCTCGTTGTCATCGACAAACGCCCTTATAGCCGTCTGCAACGTTGCAATGCGTGAATGGTCTATTACATTGCTTCCATCGCTGCGCACCTTGTCGGGGACATAGAGGTTGAAGATGACAATGCCCGACTGCACCTGCTCGTCAAGCCCCGTGAGGAACTTTATTATCAAGTCCTCCGTCGTGGCGTTGGCAGGGCGCATCCCGTCACGGTAAACCGTGCCTTTGATAGCCTTGCCGAGGTCGCCGTTCTTCACGAAAGAGTAAAAATCCCTTTCTATATCCTCTTCTGTCTTTATCATTACTTCGATGTGGTGAAACCGTCAATCAGTTGCTTCATCAACGCCTCCGCTTTCAGCTCTGCGGATGTGAGTACGTCCTTATGGTGGACTGCCTCGACATACGCGGCGTAGTTCATTCCCGCACAGACAATCAAGACGATGCCCCACGGAAATTTCGCCTGCAACTCATTCAAGAGGGCTTCGGCTGCGGGCGGACCAGCCTCGCCGTTGCCTTTCTTTCCTGCATATTGCTTCGATGCGCCGTACTGCACGGGCTTCCCGTCATAGAGGACTACATAACCTATCGACGAGCGTAGGTTGCCTGTTACATCGCCATAGCTACCGTTTGTTCGTGCTATCTTGATGCACTCCTCACCGATATAGCAAAGCTGCTTGATAAGCTCTTTCGCAATATCTTTCATCTTCGCTTGCAAGCCAGCTTTGAGTTTCCTCATATCCGTCTTGCTGACAATGATATTGGGATATTTGCTGCTATGAGCCGTTACCTGCGCCATTGCTATACGGTGATTTTCGTGCGTCCTACGGTAGTCAGAGGCTCTGCGCTGATAATGCGATGTTCGCCGAGGTCTTCACCCAACCTTTCAAGCGTTATGCGGTTGTAGGGAAATTCCGCAAGCTCTATCATTATCTGATAGGACGCTTGGCGAAACTCTCCATCCTCATACGTCCCTAATCGGGTGTCGTTGTTGACCTTTATAGAGCAAGGTATCGGGTCGCTCCATTCAACGGAGGCGGTATCGTCGGCCTCGCCCCATTCGTTCAGCCCTCCTTCGGTCACTATCGCATATCTCAACGTGCCGTTTGTCCTCATATCCTTTACCAGAGATTAGAGCCATCCTCGATAACCCTTGCGTAATCGTCAAGTTCCTCCTCCGCATCAAGCCCGTAGTAATTGCACCAATACAAAAGGCTCTCTTTGATTGCATCCTCTCGCACGGCGGTAGTAACGCCGTTCTCGCTTCGGTTGCTCTCCACATAGCCGTGGATGAGCCGCGCGGCGCAACGGAAGATTGCGGGGTCTTTCGGTGTCGCGTCGGCTTCCGCCTCGATGCCCTCATTGAAGAGGATTGTTTCGAGCGTGGCTTTGTCGGGATAGAAAGTGTTTGCTATCGCGTTGCACAACGTGCTTAATGCTCGGAGGTTGTTCATGTCTGCTTACGCTTCGGTTTTGAGAGTGTAGATGCCATTCATCTCGGTAATGACGGGCAATGCCATCACTTCCGCCTTGGTGAACTCAACGCCATTGCTGCCCTGCGTCTCGCCAACGCCCCACTGCGACACGCGGATGCGTCCGTAGTTGGAGTAGGCAACGCCGTTTTCGGGCTTCAATTCGCTGTTTGCCCATGCGTTCTTGACGAGACCCAACTTGCCCTCTGGAATAAACACGATATTCTTCGCGTTCCACGGAGTGTAAGGGGTGCGGGTCGTGCCGTTCTGAATGAGAACCTGCCTACGGATAGGCTCGAAAACCGGATAATTGTTCTCGGTCATGTAGGCGTTGATGTCTTTGAGCTGAACCATCTTTGAGGACTTGTCAGTACCCCAAATCATCTGCTTCATCTTCTTCGTGCGGCACATATAGCTAATCTTGCTCGGCGCGAGAAGTGCCTTTGCAAGCACGGTCTTGTCCTGCGCCGCATCGATGATTGCCTGTATGTCCTCGAAGCAGTCCACAGTGTCGATATTCGCGTCAGTCCATGCGGTGGTTGCCGACGCGATATTCTCTGCGGGCTGATTGAAGCTGATTTTGCCCTTTACGCCGCCTTCGGGGTTGGTCTCATCGTCAAGCTCCATGACACCCTCATTGGAGAGCGGACGGAGGAACATCATATCCAGCTTGCCGAGAACGGACTTTACGACCGTCTGCACGTTGCCGAACATGAGAGTGATGAGCTGCTGCGTCTTTGCGGCATCGGGGAGGGACTTGCTGTCGAGGATTTGCAGAACCTTGCGATAATCCTGCATTGTCATCGGCAGGGTGATGGCGTGGGAAAGGATTGTCTCTTTCAGAGTTTCAAGCCCCTCCGTGCCAAGTATCGCCTCTTTCGAGTTGTCGCCAATCGTGGGAGCTGCCACGGTGAGGTTGTACTGACCGATAAGCTCCTCGAAGTTCAGCCCGATAGTAGGCACATCCCAATCAAGATAGTTCTCAAAAATTACGTTGTCGAAGAGCTTTTTGTTAAGCTCCGACACCTTGTCAAAGCGCACCTGTACATTTCTCGTCAGTGCGCCGAAAATTGAAGAATAGAGAAATTCTGCCATAATCGTTTACTGCTTAATGAACAGGATGTTCGGGTTAGATTTCAAGCAAATGCCGTTCTTCCAATCGTCCAGCACGGGGCAGGCGAGGCTCGGATAGAGCACAACCGCTTCGTATGCCGCATCGATTGTCGGGATGCCTTTGCCGTCAAATTCTTTCACTGCTCCGACAACGGCGTTTGGCGCATACTTCGATGTCGCCGTTGCGCCTGTCTCGGTCACGGCTTCGCTCTCTACAAGCACATCGTCAGCCGCAAGCCCTGTATAGGCAGCGGAGAGCGTCAGTACATCGTAGTCGGCGTTGCTCGTGTCGATTGCGGAGATTGTCGGCGTGGAAGCTCCATCGCCGTTCTTTGTGACCACATCGCCAGCCGCGAAGAGATGCCCCTTGGCAACCCTCGGCTTCGTGGTCGTGCCGCCCGAAAGCACCTTTGCGGTCTTGCAGACGGCGGCGGTCATCGTCTCGAAATCCACATAGAGCGGAGTGCCACGGTGAAGCACCGTGCCAACGGCGAAATCCTGCGCAGGCTTGAAACCGCCTGGCAGCATCCTGCACTCACCCCTCCAAATTTCGGGGAAATGACCTGCAACCTTGGTTCTCTTGAACTCAATAGCCATTTTTGCAATCAATTTTTAAGTTAACGAATAGGAGCTTACTTGTCGGGAAGGCTCTTTGCCCACGCTTCCGCACTGGCTTTCATCGCCTGTTCGTCCGCCTTGCTCGTTTCATGCGCCTGCTCCTTGGGCATGAGATTGTTCGTTACCAAGTCCTGCTTGATTTCCGCAAGCTCCTTGTCGAGGTCTGCATCATCCGCAAAGGACATGCGCTTCAACAGATAGCTTGGGATGCCCAGCTTCTTGGCTTTCTCGGCGATTTCGCCCTGTCTCTGTTCTTTCGCTTTCTCGGCTTTGAGTGCCGCATTCTCCTCCTGCAATGCTTTCAGAGCCGCGTCATTCGATTGCTGATACTTTCTGAACCATTCGGGAGCTTCATCGCCCGTGCTTTCGCCCTCATGCTCGCCCTCTCCTTTGGATTGCTGCTTTGATTGCGTTGTTTTCTTTGATGTCTTCCTCGTGATTTCGCCTTGCGTCATTTTGGCGTAAGGCACGAGCAAATCCACCTTTTTTGTGATGTCCTCGTCGGAGGCATCATCGGAAAGACCGTCAGAGCCGAGCGTGGCAAGCTCATCGAGTGCTTTATCCGTCAAGCCCATATCCTTGCATTTCAATGATAGGGCTTCCCTTAATTTCTTGTTCATATTATAGAGGTATATAGTAATCCGCCTACAAAGGTAATGGTATTTTCCGAGAAAGTGCATAACAAGCACGAAAAATTTTAAGTGAGAAAACTCGTGAATATCACATATTTAAGCGTATTCGGTAAGATTTAGTTGCAGTCGTACAGAATTTTTACAGACATTTTTCTTGTGAAAAAGTTGGCTATTATAAAAATAGTCTATATCTTTGCAACATCAATCAGAGCTTAATAGGCACGTTTGAGACAAAAATAAAGTTCAACGCTAAAAAAATAAAAGACAATGTTACAGAAAGAATTTGAGGAAAGAGCGATAAAGGTCACGGAGCGGGAGTTCTCCGCAATCAATGCGGTCTATGAATACAGCGACCTCGAAAAGGACGAGTTCTGTAAGCTGTGGTGCAAGATGAACTACGCCCGCGTAGCAGCCTATAAAAAGGCACAGAAGAAGCTCGCCGTCGAGCAAGCCAATAAAGACCTCCTTTATAGCATCTATTGGAAGCTGGCAGATATGCAATACTTCCTCCCTATCGATGAGAACCTATCAAAGAAAGAACTCTCCTCCTTGAAAGAGGCAGGAATAGAGATATATAGCCAACATTATAATGCAGAGAACCTATATAAGCAGACAGTTGAAGTCCGCTACGACCTCGGCAGGGCATTGAAAATCATTAAATAATTCATCATAAAAAACAACGCACAATGGAAAAGATTTCAATCACAATCACCAACCGCACACAGGAAGTTGCGGACAGGGAGTTAAACAAGCTCTTCGATGAGCTTGTGCCAGCAAGAGGCAAAGCCGACACAAAGGCAGGCGAGATTGTTCGGGCTATGGCTCGGCTCGCTTACAGGTGGTTCAACGACGGCGATATATTCGGCGTTGGCTACGGCAAAGAGACTTGCAACCCCGCAGGGCGTTTCCTCGGCGATAAGCTGCCCGAAATAGAGGACACGCTATGGCGGCTCTACGGCATCACCAACGATGAGCGTTACGAGCAGGGTTTGCTCGAAGTTCAGAACTACGTCATTGACTACATCAACGCCAATCCGCAACTCAAAGCGGAAGCCAACGAAGATGACTATCTCGATTGGCGAGACGAGGATGAGGATAGGGATGATACTTACGAAGAAGAGGAGGATTGGTAATGAAATGGCTCACAGACTGGGTGAAAGAGAACAAACAGTATTGGGATATTCGCCCGATGATAGGCGCACCCAACCAATGGGAAGTGTACGACACGAGAACAGGTAAGGGTATCAAGGGCTATACCGAAAAAGGTATGTGCAGGGCTTGGCTCGAATGCAATGGAGATATATCATTCTAAAATAATCAACGCTACAATGGAAGAAATCAAAATCAAGACAATCAAGACCACGAGGGGCGAACTCCGCTACTATCGTGATTGGGATAACTATGAAGGAGGTATCGTAATGCTCAATCCTCAAACTATCAATCATTACAAGGAGATAAAAAACGGACATCCAAATTGTGACGAGCTTGGAGTGTTCTTCGCTTTCAGCCAAAAGCAATTCAAGGAAGCCGTTGACCGCTTGACGGAAAGCGGCAAGATTAGAGAGGATGCGAAGATATACTACCACGAGCATATCAGCGGCTTGTATGGAACGCAAGGCGGTATCACTCGCTTTCTCGAAGCATACGAAAACCGAGACAAAGCCATTCCGCAGGAGTGCGACCCGCAGGAAATCTATTTCTACGAGTTCAATAACCACGAATGTATGCTTGCTTGGGACGGCGACCTTGAAGCAATCAAACTCATAATAGACTACTTCGGCGTGGAGGTCGCCCGAAAGATTGTCCGCTTCGAGGCAAGCAAGAGCATCGATGATATAATCAAAAACAAATAAATTCAACCAAACAAATTCATTCACAATGGAAACAACATCATTTGACAACAAATTCTTTGACTTCGAGAAAGCCAAAGTGCAGACGCTCACTCTTGAACAGTTGGAGCGCACCCACAAGGAGAACGACGTTTACGGCAATCCCTTGAAAGGCATCTACCACTACGCCCTGTTGCAGCAAATCATCGCTATGTGCAACGAGCAGAACTACAGCGTTGAGGTCTATGACCTCTTTGCCGCACAGAACAAAGACCGCAACACCCCAGGCGTTGTGCTTCTTCCGCAGGTGGAGCAGCAGTTCGGGGAGCGGGCGGTGGAGGCGCATATCTTGCGCCGCGTGTTCGCGAACATCCGCCTTACCGACTTCGATGATGACGGCAAGACAACCAACCTCGCAGTCGCTTTTCATCAGAAAGGAATACAGGTAGGCTTCGGTAATATGGTGCAGATATGCCACAACCAATGTATGCTCTCGCCCTCGCAATACATCAGCACCTATTCAGAGAAAGGGCAAGGCAGGGGCAACGGCGTATCAATCCCCGAAGTCCTCGATACGGTCAAATCGTGGCTTCTTGACGCTCGGCACATCATCGTGACGGAGCGTGAGAAGATACAGAGGATGCAGGAAATAGAGTGCAATGCAAACCAGCTTTTCACCCTCATCGGAATGCTGACCGCCCTCCGCGTCAAGTGCGACACCCACGAGACGGAAATCAAGGAGAACCGCACCTATCCGCTCAATCAAGCGCAAATCTCGAAATTCACGGAAAGTCTGCTGCTCTCATACCACAGAGGACAACGGGTCTCGGTGTGGGACATCTACAATGCCGCGACCGACCTCTACAAGGCAGACACGATGGATATTCCCGCCCTGCTTCCACAGAACAGGGCGATGGTAGGCTTCTTGGACGAGCAATTCAATCTGAATTGAGATGATACACAGTTTCGAGCAGATAGACAGGCTCTGTGAGCAAGGAATGAACATCTGCAAGGGATGCCGTTACGAGAGTGCGGCATCCTGCACAGATGACCGCTTCCCGATATGTAATGCGCAATACAGGGAACACAGCAGAGTGGCATTCCTGCATACTTCGCACACCTCGGAAGAATACAGGGCATATTATAAAAAGTAAATAACTCGCTTTCCTCGCATTTTCTGCCGCCGACCCGATAAGTTATTCGTTACTCGGAGAAAAGTGCGGGAAATCGCAAGGAAAGCGGTAATTTTGCAGCCATGAACACGAAAGTAGTGCATCTCGCTTTCAAAGAGCCATACGAGGGTAAGACCGACCTCTATTTCAGCTCTCTGAAAGCCATATACGATGAAGTGCCGATTGAGGCCGTCGGCATACGTTACAGCTCGCTCTTGAACGCCTTGCACGGCAAGGAGCGGTACGAGAACAAAAAGGTGGTTATCCGCATCGGTCAGCTTGTGCGGAAACAGAATATCAGAACGAAAGAAAAGGAGAAAGATTTATGTTAGGAGCAATAATAGGAGATATAGTAGGCTCGCGCTTCGAGTTCAATAACACCAACGACTACGGCGTTGAGCTTTTCGATGTAGAGTGCAGCTATACGGATGACACCATCTGCACGGTCGCAATCGCAGACGCTATTCTGAAAGGCGAAAGCTACAGGGATAGCATTTTGCGCTGGTGCAAGAAATATCCGCATCCAATGGGCGGCTATGGGGCATCATTCGCTCATTGGCTCTCATCGAAAGACCACGAGCCATACAACAGCTTCGGGAATGGAGCGGCAATGCGTGTCAGCCCTGTTGGCTGGGCGTTCTCAACACTGCAGGAGGTGCAGCGGCAAGCAATCGAGACGGCGGCAATATCGCACAATCATCCCGAAGGACTTATAGGCGCAATGAGCGTTGCACAGGCGATATGGATGCTATCCGTGAATAAGGTCAATATGCAGACAATAGACAATTTGGCACAGCTTTATTACGGCTATCATTATGAAGAGAACTTGCCGAAACGCAACACCTTTGACGAGACCTGCCAAGGTTGCGTGCCGCTTGCGCTCTCCATTCTGAAAGACAGCAACAGCTTTGAGGACGCTATCAGAAAGGCAATATCATACGGCGGCGACAGTGATACGCTCGGTGCGATTGTCGGGTCATTGGCGGAGGCTCGCTTTGGGATTGATGACGATTTCAAGACCCTTGCGTTCGATTTCCTGCCTGGTGAGATGCAAGAGGTGGTGAACGAATTTCAATCAAGGTTCGTGCAATATGAATAAAGGCTTTGCTTGCTCAATTCGGAAGAAATGCCTACCTTTGTCGCCGTCAGTGATTTTTCATTGGCAGCGTTGAAATTATTTAGCCCCTTTGCACTGAACGGCTACGTCTGACCGTAGTCCACTCATTAGGTCGCAAAGGGGCTTTTTCTGCACAATCCGTTACCATTTTGTTACTCGTTTCTGAAATATGCAGATAAGAAACAAACGCAAATAGTTTATATTCCGATATTTAATTTTGTACTTAAAATCAAATACCAATTTCTGCGTGGGCAAGTAGGTAGCCATCACCAACGATTACAATCAATCACATACAATAGCGCAAGGCTCTCATAACAAGAGCTTTGCGCTTTTTCATTTTAATCGGTTCCGACCGATTATGACCGTTTCCAATTACCGTTTTGTACCGCTCTTGTACCACGATTGACTTTTCCTATCCTCAAAATAACCATAGTTTCTGGGCTGGGAATGGAAAAGGAAACGAATGAGACACCGTTAGACGACCTCAATACGTGATTGATGGTTCGAATGAGAATTCATAAGAAAATGCGAGACGCTATGAGCCACTTTCGGCGAGTAGAAACATTAAAAAACATACATCATGGAGATTCAAAAGCAATGTGAATATTGTGGCAAAAGGTTCATTGCTCACAGTTTCAATGCGCGGTTCTGCTCTAAGCAGTGCATGGACAAAGCCTACAAAGAAAAGAACATGAAAGAGCGTTACAGAAAGTTTCTTAACGACAGGGACGAACAGTCTATCAGAGAGTTTGAAATGTCGATAGAACATAAACCGATACTCTCACCCACTGAAGCAGCCCGATTGATTGGTGTGAGCCGCGCCACTCTCTATCGCTACTTGGCAACTGGAGTGTTCAAATGTCTGCAACTTGGAGGAAAGACGCTAATTAGGAGAAGCGATATAGAAAAAACTTTCGAAAAAGCTCCTGACTATCGCAAACGCAGAAACCCACGTGGACGGAAGCCGACAAGTGAGTTTTACACCACAGCACAAGTAATGGAAAAATACGGAGTCGGCAAGAAATGCGTGCTTGGCAGATGCAAGAAGTATCAAATTGCAAAGTTCTATCAAGGTCGCAACGTGTACTGGAATAAAACGGAGATTGAGAAGTACTTTGCCGACTTGTTGGAAGTGTTCAACCGAGAGGAATACTATTCCAGCGAGGAGATTATGGAAAAGTTCAATATGACACGCGGAGCAGTTCTCACCTTCGTCATGCGCCACCGTGTTCCACGTGTCGGGCACGACAAGCAGACGTTCTACTCCAAGATACATGTTGACAAACTGAAAGGATTGGTAGCCAATGATGTTAGCCCAGTTTTTTACACCATCCAAGGAATCAAGGACAAGTATAACCTTACCAAAGACCAAATAGGTTATATGGTGAAGCAATATGGCATAAAGAGAATACGTGTCGGTAGTTACAGCCACATTGCAAGAAACGAGTTCGATGCTACCCTCTGCGCCAGACGTGGCGAATTCAAAATCATAAAAGAATAGCATATCAGTATATCGTCAGTTTATCATCAGTATATCTCAGTATAACTTTATACCGCACTTATACCGCCTACTTTTGCGCAAAAAACCAAAACGTTATGAACACATGTACAAAGGTCAGCCTCCGTCAAAGACCTATTAAAAACGGAATGATTTCGCTCTACTTGGATTTCTATCCAGCCATCAGAGTACCCGAAACCAACAGAATGTCAAGACGCGAATATCTTGGCATCTACATCTACGCCAACCCTGCCAACAGAATGCAGAAGGAGTTCAACAACGACATGCTCTACAAAGCCGAAGCCATACGCTGCATGAGAACCCAATCGGTAATCAACGAGGAGTTCGGCTTCATGGACAAACAGAAGATGAACGGCGATTTCGTTGCATACTTCCGCAATTTCGTGAAGAAAAAGGATGCGAAAGCCGACTACGGTTTCAAGCATTTCGAGTATTTCTGCTGTGGCAGCTGCAAGTTCAAGGAACTCAACGTGAGTTTCTGCAACCGCTATCGCGACTATCTCCTCGAAGCCCATCAGTTGGCTCGACAAGACAAACCGCTCAACCACAATACGGCTTGCAGCTACTGGCGCACCTTCCGCAGTTGTCTAAAACTCGCTCACAGAGAAAAGTATATCAAGGAGAACATCAACGAATATCTTGACAGCATCGACGAAAAGATACCCAAGAAGGAGTTCCTAACACTCGAAGAATTGAAACGGTTGAGCAGAACACCGTGCGACTATCCCGTACTCAAAGCAGCCTCGCTATTCTCCTGTCTGACAGGACTACGATACAGCGATGTTGAAAACCTGAAATGGGAGAACATCGAAAAGGCATCCGATGGAGGTTACTGTCTCCGTATAACCGTTGTAAAGACAAAGGACGAGTTCACACTGCCCATCAGTCAGGAGGCATACGAACTTTGTGGCGTACCACAAAAAGGCGGAAAAGTGTTTAAAGGCTTGAATCGCAATCTTGTGATATACCGTTTGAAACCATGGCTTCGTTCCGCAGGCATCACCAAGCACATCACGTTTCACGGATTCCGCCACAGCTTTGCTACACTGCAAGTTGCAGCAGGTACAGACATTTATACAGTCTCGAAAATGCTTAATCATAAGAATGTATCCACGACACAAATCTATGCAGACCTTGTAAGCGAGAAGAAGCATGAGTCTGCCAACAGAATATCTCTGAAATAGCAGATAATAGCACAATGGTAGTTAAAAACGATTGATATTTGTCAGAAACGCGCAGGAAACCACTAACTTTGTGGTAAAATTGCGCAGACAATGAACGGAAAACTTTTAGACTATTACATTGTGGCCGCCATATTGGCGTGCTGTTTGGTTTTTGGAATTATGGGTGGTGTATGGAGTTCTCTCCAAGGGCATCACCCTCTTCTTGCATTTGGCATAGGCTGCTTGTTGTTCCTTATCAGTATTGGTATCGTCATTATCTTTTGTAATATCGTAGGCATATCTTTCGATATAATTGCCAAACGGTTGAAGAAAGGTGGAAACAGTTTCTCTTCACTCAAAAAAGAGGAAAAATCCACTTCTATCGCAGCCACTCCACAAGCAGATTGCAATGCAACGCCCCAAGAGCTTGACCTTGTGCCAGCCTACACGATCCATCAACAGAAATCCATGGAGCGTAAAAATAAGTTGAAAGAGTTCTTTAAAATGTTCATAGAGAAAAAGGTCTCTATGCACCTTTCCACGAAAGGCGACGCGGCGAAACTATATTCAAACATTTGTAATGTCATTGATAATGGAGAAATCGAAGGCTCGCAGCTTGAAGAAGTGAAAAACGGCAACCTAAGCAATGAAGACATCTTCCACTTGGGCTTCATGCTGAAATTTTATCTGAAGAAGGACAACGAATTTGGTGCCTCATTTATATATAAGGTGTTTGCGGAAGAATTTAAGAAGGGAGATGGCGTTGATTACGGTGTTATTTGTGTGAAATTAGCGTCAAACGGGGCATACACCCATTTTATTGAACTTCCACCAAGCCGCATACGCGAAGAAGGCAGGAGCAAAAGTGTTGCAGGAGACGGTGATTTGGAAAAGGATTTTGAACTCCTGCTCGCCTAAAAACAGTATATCATCAGTATATCTCGGTATAACTTTATACCGTTGATATACCGTGTTCCTTTGCGGTTGATAATTTAAAATCAATCGACAATGGAACAAACAATCATTCCCACATTTGACCAGTTGGTACGAGTTATCTCTGGTCTCCGAGATGAAATCAAAAGTTTGCGGGCTTCAATAGAAACATTGTTGCCAAAGGGTGATGAGCAAACATCACTTGCAAACCAAGTGTCCCCCAACCACTCTCACATACTCTGCGACATTGACAGAGCCTGTGAAATCACGCAGAAAGCCAAGTCCACCCTCTATGCCATTGCTCGCAGGGGTGATATGCCATATACCAAGAATGGCAAGAACTGGTATTTCTACGAGGATGAACTGATGGATTGGATTGAGCGAGGCCGACATTGCCACGCTGTGATTGACAACGAGGAAATGCTGAGCCGCATTCAAACCTTTATCCATCATAAGCCTAAATCAATTACAGGAAAGGAGGTAGGCTTTTATGGAAAGCGTTAACCAAACTTATCGCCTTTCGCTCAGTCCTTTGGCTGTTATTGATGCGGCATTGAAAATGGAAAAGGCTGTTGAGACGAAAATCTCCTCAGACGGTCAGTCCGTCTCATTCCCTCTCGAAATCTTTCCCGAAAGGATTCGCGGCATCATCTCGGCGTATGTGAAGCATGACGGCTTCAACGCTGACTTCCTCTGCTGCTCTGCCCTCACCGTCTTCGCGGCGGCGATGGGCAACCGCTGGAGGGCGCGGTTCTCGTCCACCATGCAGGCATCACCCATCCTGTTCATCGTCCTCGTCGGCGAGCCGAGTTGCGGCAAGACACCGCCGTTGCGCGAGATGGAGCGACCACTTCAGAACATGGACATGGAGGCTGACACGGCATATAACCGTGAGAAGCAGGAGTACGACCGACTGATGCTGATGACGGCAAAGGAGCGCAAGGAGCAGGGTCTGCCCGAATATCCGCAGAAGCCCATACACCGAGAGATACTTGTCATTGAGGCGTATGGGTCAAATTGCAGGCTGTTTTAGTTGGCTGAAAATTTGGGCAATTGCCGGATATCATCTATTTTTGCCCTGCGGTCTGAAGCGTAGCGGGCTCTGCCGGGGAGCAACCTTGTGAGGAATAGGA